GTTTTACGTTTCTTCCAGATCACATACATGCCACCCTCATCAAGGTAGACACGGCGATAAGGACTACAGATCACCCACTCAGTAGGCTCTTTTGTCTGCACATTATCTGGTTTCACTACTTCCCTTGCAGAAAAGACGTGACCAGCATGACCATCAGTAACCACGAAGACTTTCATTCCCATTGTCCTTTCGAGTCAAGCTCTTTCGAGTCAAGCCCCATCATCTTGTGAGGCGAATACAACACACAGGCCAAGGCCCATGAAGCAACCTAGCAGTATCCATTCCATACTACACCTCAATCGCAAGATGTCAATCGCAAGAGGAGTAGCGGGAAGAGTCAAGCACCCATGCCCCACTGGTTTCTTGCCACACACGATAGGAGTATCCATACCCCGGCCCAAGCAGAGCCTTGCAGCGTTGGCCTTCTTGTTCAGCCTCAGCCTCAGTGTCGAAGTATTCTACAGCACGGATCATCACACTTCCTCCTTCATCTCTGCGTTCCATTCTTCCTCGCCCCATTCTTCCTCTGTGATACCCGTCATAATGAACTCCCGGTCCACATCAGACAGGTGGGGCATTGCTCTCTGGATCAGCATACCACTGCGCCAGCGGTCATACTCTTCCTCAGTCACATCAATGTCACGGGATCGGGTGACACCACTTAGCATTGACTTACGAATGAACTGCATTGTCTTTCCCCTCATCCGGCGAAGTGTTGAAGTTTCCGCATAGTAGTCTGGCGCTCAGTGTAGAGGCTCAACTTGCCCATGTGAACGGCGGTCATGCAATCATCCTGCACGATATGCCATCCATTGTTCTTGCGCTTGCGGAGACGCACCAGACCCTTCTTGCCCAGCACATTGAAGCGGAAGCCTTTTGTCCCATCATTCAGAGACTTGGTTGCGAAGATGATAAACATGGTTATCTCCATCCTTTTGAGAGGTATCTTGAAGGGATCATTGCAGAAATTGTGGGGCCACTGGTGAAGTATACTGTCACACACTCACCAAACCTGACCGACGTATCACACAAGACGTTTTGCCCGTGCATTAGGTGGACACTTTGTAGGGTTGAGGGTGCGTTGATCCAATATCTTGTCATGTGTCAATACTCCCGCACATATCGTTTTAGTTGTTGCACATACACCACAGAGCTTTCGGGGTAATCCATCTGCACAGTGTCCCACGCATCATCGCGGTCTTGTGCTTCAAGCTCTACGCTAAACTCTTCACCCAATTCATCCGCAAGGATCACATGAAACTTAGCCATTGTCTTGTCCCTTCTCAGTTTACGACAAAGCCGGATTGATCTTGTTTCGCCTTACCCTTGGCATACAGTGCAACGACCACACCCTTAGGGTCAAGGAAACGCATATCGTCACGGTCGCCATCAATCGTGGGAAGCCCTAGATACTCAGATGGAATATCAACCTTGCGGCGAAACACCACGGCGATATTCAGGCCATTCACCTTGGCAATCGCATGTTGCTTGGCATAGGCTTCATTCGCCCCAGAATAAGACCACGTGAGGTGATAATTCACAGGGACATTGCGCCGATTGGCAATCTTTGTATAGTCATACCAGATCACCGAAGGGAAGGCTTGCATGATATTGGCATAGGCCACCCCATCAACCATCACAGGGATCAATTCCCACCGAATGTCACTCGTGCCGTTAGGTCTGACACATGGCTGGATATCACGCTTGGCACAATACTTCACAAAGGCTTGCACATCAGTCACCATCTGAGCCATGAAGCCAGCACGATCCCGAATGAACCACTCAGTTTTGCGAAGGCGTCCCGCTTGGACACTATCCATCTGGCCACGTCCCGCACCTACTAGGCAAGGGTCAATGCACTTAGCTTGCTCAGCCATAGCACACAGATTGATCCCTGCGGTTTTGTAAGGCTTAAGATACATGATGGCCGTTAGATACTCTGACCCATCACCCTTCACAGTCTTGGCATTGGAACCACACGACAGAAGATTACCCTTCCACGACATGTCAGACCTCATATTGCTGATTGACTTAGCATTGCACCTACAGCGAACCACAGATGCAAGTCTCTGTCAATACTTATCTTCCCATTCTACCTAGGCTTGAATACCTAACTTTTATTATACTGGCAAGGCTCACCAGTTTGCTTTCTAGCGGCTCCACCTTGCGTTGCGTCCATTATCGCATCCACGCTTTCGCGCTTCAACTAGGTAGCAAGGTTTCATTGCCTTAACGATATCAGCCTAGGCTGAAGATGATAAAGAGCACGGGCCAAAGATGGTGGCCTTACTTCCCGCTTATAGTCGGCATCCCACCCAGACCTAGGCCCCCGAAGGGTTATGCTGTATCTGGAGTGCATTGCCCCTCTCAGGGATGCCTTGCCCCTACCCTGGCATTTACTCGAAACCTTGTCAACACATTCTTTCTTCGCCTTCCCTAGGTCTTGCTTGCGCCTAGGCTCGCCTTTATCGGGGGAAGGTATCACTAGGTGCTAGCTCTTCGCCGCTTCCCTAGGTCTTCGCTTCCCGCCGTCCTAGGCGTTTCCGCTTCGGTGAATACATCCAACGCTTTCCCGAAAAAGATTGCAAGCGGAAAAATGCAGGGTCATGTCGAATTCTATTTCTTGAATATGATGACCTGATCTGGGTATAGGAACACGCGCGTATACGTGGGGGGACAGATTCCGAATCCTGCATGTGATAAGGGGGATGGGGGATGTATTCTGGATTCCGAATGTGACCCTAGGTGATGCATCCCTCTTGCGCTTTTTACCATCCGGTCAAATTCCAAGATGTTAAAAGCCTTAACATTCAATTCAATAAACCTACATTCTGTCAGAAACATAATCTTTTCAATGTGTTAGCATATACTGGCCTAGGGCTTCGGGGGAAAACGGCACGACCTACCAGCTTTCGGTGCATAGGGGGAGGGGCATGGGCCACAGGGGGGATGCCTGATAGCGTATACCCACAATGACAGCGGGGGGATTTTTGTAGTTCTGTTAACCAGAAAAAGCCTCAGTGGTTAACACTTAAGTTGTCTAGACAAATAGGGGTATAATGGTACCACAGTTGTAGAGAGCGTAGGAGGGGCCTCAGAGAGCCATCTTGGTTCTTGGCTATGGTGACCTAGAAAAAGTGGAGATGCCCATCTGGCGGCTCTCTATGAGGCTCTTTTAGCTATGTTCGTGGTGTTACTCCCGAGTGGGGTGAGTCTGGAGGTAGAGAGCTTGGGGAGGTATAAATATTTCTAGAAAAAGATGAGAAGACCTCTTGACAAACGACAGGAAGGCGGTATATTACATTAAGAGATACATAATGTATAGCTTCAAGAAGCTTAGTGTATCTCATAATGAAGCCTGATGAGATAGCTTCAAGAGTACCTTAAGGTATACTTAAGTACTTATTACCTTTAAGTAATTATATAAAAATAAGGTATAACCTTATGAAGCTTAAGGTAGGAACATTATGTATCTCTTAATGTATATACGTAGGAAGGAAAAACAGAATTTCAAGTACCCCAAGGTAATTTTTTCTGTCGTTCCTCTCAAACTGTAAGTTTCTCCCTGAAAGTACAAGATAAGGCTTGACTCTAAGAAGCTCAAGGATATAACTAGCAAATGAAATATTTCGCAGACGACGATGTGCTCACCAACTTCTACAATGCCCTTGCAGACAAGGATGAAGGTAGACTTAAGAGGGTTCACATACCCCGATCTGATGTGTTCTACGTTCGTGAGGCCATCTTCCAGAGGACTGGGGAAAGATACTCCCTAGACAGGATTGAGAGAGCCATGTACCTAGAGGGTCACCTGAAGAAGAGTGACGTTTTTGAGCCAGATCGTAAGAGAGAGTGGGAATAATGCCCAGTGAAAAAGACCCCAGACTGGCCAGAGCAGGTGTTGCAGGCTTCAATAAGCCCAAGAGAACCCCAGATCACCCTAAGAAGTCACACATTGTGGTAGCAAAAGAGGGTGATAAGGTCAAAACCATCAGGTTTGGTGAGCAGGGTGCCAGTACTGCAGGTGCTCCCAAGGCTGGTGAGGCTGACAAAATGAAGAAAAAGAGAGCCTCCTTCAAGGCAAGACACGCCAAGAACATTGCAAAGGGCAAAATGTCTGCTGCGTTTTGGTCGGATCGTGAGAAATGGTGAGAAAATGATGATGGGCCTGATGATTGGTGAGATTCCTGAGGTTTCTCCGAAGAACAAGAAGAGAGCAGAGACGTACTGGATGTATGGTGCTACTCCTGAAGAGCTTGCCAAGGCATGGAATAAGCCTGTAGCCATTGCTGAGTTGAAGAAGTGTGGTAATTGTGAGTATTTCGATAATCGAGTCCAAACTCTGAAGGCCCTGAAGCTGGAATCTGGTATGGGTGCCTGCAAGAAGTTCCAATTTGCTTGCTCTCAGGAAGCTGCCTGCCAAGGTTGGGATTGCCCCGACTGGGAAAAAGATTACGAAAAAGAAGAAGACTGATGGCACCCCGTAACTACAAGTCAGAGTACGCTAACTATCACGCGAAGCCCGAACAGCGGGAGCGTAACAATGCTCGTAAACGTGCTCGTTATGACTTGGAGAAGAAGGGTGTAGTGTCTAAGGGTGATGGTAAAGACATCGACCACAAAGATGGTAACCCCAAGAACGGAAAACCTAAAAACCTTCGTGTAGTCACCAAGACTGCCAATCGGTCTTTTCCTAGAACAAAGACTGCAGCCAAGAAAAACCCAAAGGATTGACCTCATCATGGCAATTAAACCTACAGGCCGCAAGGCTACCACAGTGAATAAGGCTCCTAGCAAGCCCAAGAAGACCTACAAGACTGCAGCTAGTGCTCAGCAGTATGTTCGTGGGAATACTTCAGATGAACGTAGGGATAACGCATTTAAGGCGATGAAAGCTGCTGGACGTAAAGAGCCTTACAACAGCGCTTTGGTCAGCTCTTTGAGTGCTGCTCAGTATGCCGATGAATCTCGGACCATTAAGTCTATTGTTGGCCCTAAAAAAGCAAAAACTGATAGCACTGTTAAAATGTATGACAGGTTTGAGCGTGAGAATATGTCTCGGGCTAAGAAGTCTCTGGAAAAGAAAAAGAAGTCGAAGGACTAAATCATTATGGCAACATTTAAAGAGGCGTTTGCTAAGGCGCGTAAAGAACTTGGCGCAGGTAAGACATTCACTTGGAATGGTAAATCTTACACGACTGACTATGCAGAGGAAGCTGGTAAGAAAGCTGCTCCTAAGCCCAAAGCTCGTCCTGCCTCTGTGGAAGCTAATGCTCGTGAAGTGAAAGCAAAGACTGAGATGGCTAAGAAGGCTTCCATGAAGGAGTCCCTTAAAGCTACTTCTGCTGTTGCTAAACCTGCTGCTGCCAGTGCTAGTGCCTCTGCCAAAGTAGATGTGCGTCCCGGTGCTAAGGCTGCTTCTGTTGCAGAATCCCGTAAGGATATGACCGAAGCTGAGCGCCGTAAAGACCGTAGGGCCAAGGATGCTGCTGCTACTGCTGCAAGAACTGCTGCCAAGAAGAAGCCTGAAGAGAGTGCAAAGCTTAAGCGCCTCAAGGAAGAACTTGCAACGCAGAAGGATCGTAGCGCAGTGAAGCGTGGTATGACCCTCCGTGAGCGTAGTGGTTCGTAATCATGCCTCTTACCTCTAAGGGTAAAAAGATCAAGGCTGCTATAGCCAAGGAATACAGCCAGTCAGGCGACGGCAAGAAGAAGGGTGAACAAATCTTCTATGCTTTAGAAAACAAGGGCACCATTAAGGGTGTCACCAAACCCCGGAGAAAAGACAAATGATGTACGGTAAACCCAAAGCTGCTAAGGCTAAGAAACCTGCACCCAAAAAAGGTATGGCTATGGGTGGTATGGCCAGCAGCCCAGAAGCATTGCAGGCTATGGCTCAGCGACCTCTAAAGCCGGGAGAAACCCGTGTTTCAGCTACGCCGGGGCCAGCCCCTTCTTTTGGTCCAGCAGAGCTTGCCGCTCTGGAGCAGCAGAAAGCTTCGAACTTCACAAAACCGAATACAGCGCCTATGCAAACTGCTTCGCCTGTCCCTCTGCCAAAAGTTAAACCCAGACGCTCTGGAAGTACTCCCGTCAGACCTTCTGGCCCCAAGTCCGTTAATCCCGGTAAACCTAGCCCCAAAAAAGGTATGGCTATGGGTGGTATGACTAAGAAGGGCTACAATAAGGGCGGCATGGCCAATTGTGGTGCTTCGATGAAACCTGCTCAAGGTAAAGGCAAATAATCATGGCTAAGAAACCTGCACCCAAATTCACCCCCTGCAAGTCTTGCCCTGCACCAGCTAAGTGCAAAGCTATGGGTTCTTGCATGGCCAAGAAGAAGTTTAAGTAATGGCAGAAGTTAGGGCAATCTCTCACTTAATTGCGTGTACAACTGCAGCGACCCATGTCCTGTATACGTGTCCGCTCAATTGCAGGTCAAAGATTCCCCTAGTTTTCTTTACCAATGCTGGTGGGAATAATACAGTCTCGCTGAAGTGGTACAGAAAAGCTGACAATGCTACCTACTATATCATTGGTGGTAAGAATATGAGCACAGGGGAGTTTATACAACTCTCTCAGAGCTACATTGTGTTGGACCCTGAGGACCGTCTGGAGATTGTCTTAGGTTCCAGTGGAACTGTAGATGCACTCTGCACTGCAGAAGAACTCTTTACTGCCAATACGACAAGGCCACAGTCATGACGAGGACTGACGAAAAGCTTTGGGAAGCCTCTAAGGCGCAGGCAAAGGCCAAGATGGGTGGCAAACACTCAGCAAGAGCCATGCAACTGGCAGGTAAAATCTACAAAGAAAAGGGTGGTAGTTACTCTGGGGAGAAGACTGAGTCCCAGAAATCTTTGACCAAATGGACAAAAGAAGAGTGGGGCACTAAGTCTGGCAAAAACTCTACCCAAGGTCCAAAAGCTACTGGGGAACGGTATCTGCCCAAGAAAGCCAGAGAAGCTCTTTCTAAAGAAGAGTATGCCCGTACCAGTGCGAAGAAAAGAGAAGACACCAAGAAAGGGAAGCAGTTCTCCAAGCAGCCCGAAAGTGTTGCAAAGAAAACAGCGAGGTTCCGCAAATGACTAAACAGCTTACCGAGATGCAGCAGAAGTTCCTTGATGTCCTCTTCGAAGAGGCTCGGGGTGACTACGTTAAGGCCAAGAAGCTGGCTGGCTATAGCGACACATACTCCACAAAGCACATCGTTGAGTCCATTGAGGATGAGATTGCAGAACTCACCAAGAAGTTCATTACTCGTGTTGGTGTGAAGGCTGCATACAGCATGTACGAAGTGATTATTGATCCTACTGCACTCGGCAACAAAGAGAAGATGGCTGCAGCTAAGGATTTGCTGGATCGTGGTGGCTTCAAGGCCAAGGATGAAGTCAAGGTGGAGTCTGATGTCCCACTCTTTATTCTCCCTTCTAAGAAAAGTGATTGACAGTTTGCGTCGTTGATAGTATAAGTAACTCATGCCAAAAATCAAAACAGAATGGAAACTCCCAAAACCCATCGACCACGGTGACCACTTCGAGTGGAAGCCTGTTGTCAGAAGCGGCAGGATTATGCCCTTCGGGTACAGAGAAGACCCCAACGACCCTGATGTACTGCTCCCTATCCCAGAAGAGCTAGAACTCCTTGAGCAAGCAAAGAAGCACCTCAAGAAGTACTCCTACAGAGCAGTTGCAGCTTGGTTGAGTGAGCAGAGTGGTAGACCCATCTCTCACGTAGGTCTGTATAAGAGGATTAAGCTTGAGTACAAACGTAAGACAGACGCTGCAAACCAACGCTTCTTTGCCGAGAAGTACAAAGCGGCCCTCGAAAAAGCCGAAAGACTTGAAGCAAAAATCGGTGGAAGTGCAGTCAGAACCAGTAGTAGTAGTTCCAGCGGAGAGCAAAACCTACGCACAAGCGATTCCAGCGAAGTTTGATGTTGAGAAGGCTAGGGAAGTTATCTTCCAACCCAACCCCGGACCTCAGACAGAGTTCTTGTCTGCAGATGAGCAAGAGGTTCTCTATGGTGGTGCAGCGGGTGGTGGTAAATCCTACGCCATGTTGGCAGACCCAGTACGGTATTTGAACAATGAACATGCCAAGATGCTCTTGGTGCGTAAGTCTACAGAAGAACTTCGAGAACTTGTTTCTGTTTCAAAGATGTTGTACCCCAGAGCCATTCCGGGGATTAAGTTTTTAGAGAGAGACAAGACTTGGGTAGCACCGTCTGGAGCAACACTCTGGATGAGCTACCTTGACGCAGATGATGACGTTACTCGCTATCAGGGTCAAGCATACAACTGGATTGGTTTCGACGAACTTACTCAGTGGTCTAGCCCCTACGCTTGGAACTACATGCGTTCTCGTCTCAGAACAACTCGTGATAGCGGCCTAAAGCTCTATCAGAGAGCTACAACCAACCCCGGAGGGGCAGGACATCATTGGGTTAAGAAAGCCTTCATTGATCCCTCACCTCCCGGTAAAGCTTTCTGGGCTATTGACCCGGAGACAGGTGAAACCCTACAGTGGCCCAAGGGTCATTCTCGTGAAGGTGAGCCTCTCTTCCAAAGACGCTTCATCCCTGCAACCCTCTTCGATAACCCGTATCTAGCTGAAGACGGTATGTACGAAGCCAACCTCTTGTCTCTCCCTGAGCACCAGAGGAAGCAGCTTCTAGAAGGTAACTGGGATACTGCAGAGGGTGCTGCCTTCCCAGAGTTTAATCGTAGACTGCATGTCATTGACCCGTTTGAAATCCCTACTAGCTGGCCAAGGTTTCGTGCGGCTGACTACGGCTACAGTTCTTATACTGGTGTTCTTTGGTTTGCTGTGGCTCCTGACGAGCAGTTGATTGTGTACCGTGAGTTGTACGTCTCCAAGGTTCTTGCAGAAGATTTGGCAGACAGAGTTCTTGAAGAAGAGTCTGGGGAAAAGATGCGCTACGGTGTACTTGACTCCTCCCTCTGGCACAAGCGTGGTGATACTGGCCCTAGCATTGCTGAACGCATGATCCTCAAGGGATGCCGCTGGCGTCCTGCAGACAGGAGTAAGGGTTCTCGTATTGCAGGTAAGAACGAAATCCACAGACGTTTGCAGCACGATACTTACACAGATGCACCCAGAATGGTTATCTTCAATACTTGTAAGAACCTGATCTCTCAACTGCCATCTCTTCCCCTAGATAAAACTAACCCAGAAGATGTGGACACTAAGGCAGAAGATCACTTGTACGATGCCCTGAGATACGGGGTTATGACTCGCCCGAGGAGTGGTCTATTCGATCTGGACCCTAACTCTGGCAGAACTGGCTTTCAGATCGCTGACAGTACCTTCGGCTACTAACACAAATTGGAAATGAGAATGGAAGAAGACAACATCTCCCCCGATAGCATTAAGATGCTTGCAGTCGAGGATACCTCTGGCGACACGAACACTGATAAAAAAGCAGGTACGATTGTCTCCTACGTGGAAGAGCGTTTCTCTAAGGCTGAGACTGCAAGAGAGACGGAGGAGTATCGTTGGATTATGGCCTACCGCAATTATCGTGGTTTGTATGGCCCTGATGTCAAATTTACTGACACCGAGAAGTCCAGAGTTTTTGTGAAAGTTACTAAAACTAAAGTACTTGCTGCCTTTGGGCAGATGACCGAGGTGCTCTTCGGTGGTAATAAGTTTCCTATCACTATTGATCCTACTACGCTCCCTGAGGGTGTGGTAGATACAGTCCACATTGAGACTAACGACGAAGTGAAGAAGGCAGAGAAGGCTGCTGGTATTGAGCCTCTGCTTCCCGGCGAGACCATGCAGGACTACCGTGAGCGTCTTGGTGGACTCAAGAAAGAGCTTGAGCCTATCGAAGAAGTTCGTCCCGGCCCCGGCATGACTCCATCTCAGATTACCTTTGAGCCTGCTATGATTGCAGCCAAGAAGATGGAAAAGAAAATCCACGACCAGCTTGAAGAGTCCCATGCCTCTAAGCACCTGCGGTCTACTGCCTTTGAGTGTGCTTTGTTTGGCACTGGCGTAATGAAGGGTCCGTTCGCAGTCGATAAAGAGTATCCTCGCTGGGATGACACGGGCAACTACGATCCGGTGATTAAGACTGTCCCTATGGTCTCTAACGTGTCTATCTGGAACTTCTACCCGGACCCAGATGCCAACAACATGGAAGAGTCTGAGTTTGCTATTGAGCGTCACAAGATGTCTCGCAGTGATCTCCGTAAGCTTGCTACTCGTCCCTATTTCCGTAAGAATGAGATTGAAACTGCAATCAAGTTTGGCCCCAACTACATCAAAGAGTGGTGGGAACAGGTCATGGAAGATGATGCCCAACAACCTAACACAGAGCGTTATGAGGTTCTGGAGTTCTGGGGCAATGTGGACAGGGACATCCTTGAGAACCACAACGTAACTATCCCTTCTGAACTCAAGAACAAGCCTCAAATCTCGGTCAATATCTGGATTTGCAATGGCAGAGTTCTTCGTCTTGTGATGAACCCCTTCACACCCACAATTATCCCCTTCTACGTCGTACCCTACGAAATCAATCCCTATTCGATATGGGGCGTTGGTGTTGCAGAGAATATGGATGACACTCAGACCCTGATGAACGGGTTTATGCGTATGGCAGTGGACAACGCTGCTCTGAGTGGCAACTTGATTATTGAAGTGGACGAGACAAACCTTGTTCCCGGTCAAGACTTGAGTGTGTATCCCGGTAAAGTCTTCCGGCGTCAGGGTGGCGCTCCGGGTCAGGCTATCTTCGGCACAAAGTTTCCTAACGTCTCCAACGAGAACATGCAGATGTTTGATAAAGCCAGAGTATTGGCCGATGAATCCACTGGTTTCCCGTCGTTTGCCCATGGCCAGACTGGTGTAAGTGGTGTTGGTCGTACAGCCTCTGGCATTTCCATGCTGATGTCTGCCGCTAACGGTTCTATCCGTACTGTGGTCAAGAACATTGACGACTATTTGCTTGCCCCTCTTGGTAAAGCACTGTTCAGCTTCAACATGCAGTTTGACTTTGACCCTGAGATCAAGGGTGACTTGGAAGTCAAGGCTGCTGGTACTGAATCCCTGATGGCCAACGAAGTTCGTTCGCAGCGTCTGATGCAGTTCCTTGGTGTTGTTCAGAACCCTGTCCTCGCTCCGTTTGCTCGTATGGACTACATCGTCCGTGAGATTGCTAAGTCTATGGACCTTGATCCTGACAAGGTTGCAAACTCCATGCAACGTGCAGCCATTCAAGCTGAAATCCTCAAGAGCTTCCAAGCAACTCAGCCCCCTGCACCTCAGGCTCCTCAACCCGGACAGCCTCCTGCCGCCCCTGCAGGTGTTCAGGCTCAGGATACGACAGGCTCTGGCGGTGGTAACATGGGCACTGGTTCTGTCCCTACTCCGGGTGAGCCGGGTTTTGCAGCCAATACTGGTGAGGGCCAGCAGTGAACCTAAAGCCTTTCGTCAACAACAAAGAACTCTGGGTAGACTTTCAGCAAGAATTGGGCAACAGAATCCAAGCCTGCTATAAGAAGCTCGAACAGGTCACAGACACTGTAGATATTTACCGGACTCAAGGAGAAATTCAAGCCTTGAAGAACCTGATGAAACTCCGTGACAAGGTGAATGCAGAATGATCGGGAATAGAAAAGGTCTTACTCGTGCTGAGGACATCAGTGCACAGAACGTCCCCCTGATTGCAGGCCCTAATGACACTGTGGTTGGTTTTGACGAGCTTGGTGGAACTGTCTACAAATCAAAGACAGGGGAAGAGTACACCTTGTACCCTGAAACCAAGACAACTCAGGAGCGCCCTATTGTAGCCGCAGTTAAGGCCGTAGGAGAGTATCTGTCTGACCCTTCTTTGCCATCTCTTGAAGAGACCTCAGAGTTTGCAAAAGAGACTATTAAAGGTGCTTACGAACCTTTCCGTAAGATTGCTTCTGGTGATAACCCCACATACGGTGATCTTACGGCAGTTACTCCCGCAGGCATCACTATGACTCCTGCAAAGTTTTTGAAGAGGGGCGGTAAGCTTGACTCCCCAGAAGTTGATGAGAATCTTGTCGATTCTGATTTTGAACCTTTGGATGAAGGTACGCTCTTCCCTAAGAGCAATCCCAAAGAGTCCGTTGCAGGATTTGCTTCTGACGAAAAACTGACTCCAGAGGAAAGTATTGCAAAACTTAAAGACTCTTACTCTGAGGAAGTGGCACTGTACCCTGCAGACACTCTTTGGGGTCAAACGGCAACCAATTCGTTGGCTGTCCTTAATCATTTCAAAGACAAAGAAATTTTGGACCTTGCCAAAAAGCTTCCTCACCACGAGGATCAAAGATATTGGAATTTTATAGAAACTGAAATCAAACCTGTGGCAGAGTACATTGGGGTAAACTCAGATGACGTTCTCTCTGTTGTAAGTCATGTTTCAAGTTACTTACCACCAAAGAAAAACCCTAAGTTTACTTACATGACGGAGAAGCCTCTCCCAGAAAGAGCGCCTCTTGGTCCTCGTGCAGGGGAAGGCCCAGAAAGACCGACAGACAAAAAAGCAGAGGCTCTAGGGTTTAGAGATACGGTATATCACACCTCTACAGCGCCTGAAGAATTTACTGAGTTTGATCTTGCAAAAGAGACCAAGTTGGGTCGTAGCGCACAAGATTTGCTTGGTGTGCACGTTGGTACAGCTAGGGCTGCAGCAGAGAGAAATCTCTATGTAACCGAAGACCGTTACACAGGTCGGGTTGAGAATCCTCAGGGCTATACAATGGAGCTTCGTGCACGGACCACAGACCCAGTTACAAAAGAAGAAATTGCAAAGATGTTCAACAAGAAGCCGGAAGAGCTTTTTGATAATCCCACTGGATTTTTCAGTGAGGCAGATGTGAACTCTATGATCCGAGAGTATTCCGGTCTTTTGTTTCCACAGAATGAATTGCTACCCAACAACCCTAATCAGGTTGCTGCAGTAAATCTTCGTAGAGAACTGGCAAGAGAAGGGTTTACCCACGTCCCATATATTAACGACATTGAAGACCCCGGCAGCACAAGTCTTATCATGCTTATTGATAGACCTAAAAACTCTCCAGCAGTATTAAGAGATGTACGGGCGAAGTTTGACCCTAAGAAAATTACAGAACCAGACCTGAGATTTGCCGAAGGTGGCATGGTAGAGGACGACCAAATGAATAGACTGATGCAAGAAGGTGGTATGGCTGATGACGGAATGAGCCGTGAGCCTGTCACTGGTAACGAAATCCCTCCGGGTTCCTTGGCTTCGGAAGTGCGAGATGACATTCCTGCCCAACTCTCTGAGGGTGAGTATGTTGTCCCTGCAGATGTGTTGCGCTACTACGGTGTAAGATTCTTTGAAGACCTTCGTGCTCAGGCTAAGCAGGGCATGATGGAGATGGAGGCTGACGGTCGTATCGGTGGTACCCCCGTAAACGCTCAGGGAGTGCCCGCAGAGGGCCAAGAAGAAGAGCTTACCCCTGAGGAAGAGCAGATGCTCATGGAGGCCCTAGGAGGCTCTGAAGAGCTTGCTCGGACTGCGCCTGCGCGGATGGCCTACGGTGGCATGGTTGAACAGCCTGTCTCTACCCCCTATCAGGATCAAGCAACCCTGTACCAGATGCCTGCAGGTATGCAAGAGGGTGGTATGGCTTTTGATCGAACTCAATTTGCAAGTAAGCCTTTTGACCGTACTCAATTTACTCTGGATGAACCTGCAGCTATTCCGGGTAGCCCCTCTGGTATTGAGTCTCGTCGTTACATCAACCCAACGACGAAAGAAGAGCGCACTATCCAGTTTATGGGTAATATGCCTCTTGGGATTATACCTGAAGGTTTTGTTCCTTGGTCGCAAGAACTTGCTGGTCAGCCTGCAACACCTACACCCACAACCCCCACAACCCAAACACCTACCGCCCCCACACAAACTCAGCGAGATGGCAGAGATAGGGATGAAGCACCCACAACTGGGCAAGGCTCTGCTGGGTTTCAGGGTTGGGGAGATAAAAATAGAGATGCCATTAGCTCTGACCCCTACAGTTTTGGTGTAGATGCACTCTCAGATAAGACGGCTGCTAATATCGGAAGGGGTGCTGCTATCGCAGGTGCGGTTGTTGGTGGGCCTATTGGTGCTGTTGCAGGTGTCCTTGGCCTTGGAACTAAGGCTACTTCCGAACTTCAAAATATTGCTGAGGCCAGAGCAGCACTTAGTGTTATGGAAGCTAAGGGCTTGAAGGGTACCACCCAATACACGGACTTGGAAGCTCGTGTCGAAGACAAAATTGATTCCTTGCCTGTAGCACAAAGAGCCGCTGTGCGTATGGGTATTGTTGCCACCGGGAACCAGTATGCTGCTGCTGCACTCAGTTCTCCCACTGCTACACCTACTGCTACACCCACTGCTACACCCACTGCTACACCTACTACTACACCTACTGCTGCAGCTGAGGCTAAGACTAAAGCAGATGCTGAAGCTAAGGCTAGAGCAGACGCTATGGCAGCTAAAGCAGCTATTGAAGCTAGAGATAGAGCAGCAGCTGAGGCTAAGACTAAAGCAGATGCTGAAGCTAAGGCTAGAGCAGACGCTATGGCAGCTAAAGCAGCTATTGAAGCTAGAGATAGAGCAGCACAAGCAAGCAGAGACAGAGACACTAAAAGCGTGAGCAAAGTTGACGCTAAAGAAAAGGCAGCATCAACAAGTGCAAGTAGTAGGTCAGCACAAGCAAGCAAAGAGAAAGCTTCTACAGGAACCTCTGCAGGACGCTCTGGAGGAAGAGACCAACAAGGAAGTTCTAGTAGGGGGTCAAATGCAACTCGTCGTGCAGAGGGTGGTTTGATTAGCAGACCTGAAAAAACTACTCGTAACAAAAAAGGTCTTGCCTCCTAACCAAGACTGTGCTATACAAACAATAAGGCTACCCAGCCAAGGCTGGCCCCAACATAAAGGATAAAGAATGTCTGTAACTAAAGTCTACGTTGATTCCTCATTCAGCAGCCGTAATCGTAAACGTATTGAGGATGAAGAAAAAGAACTTGAAGAGCTTATCAATAGAACAAAGGCACCAGAAGAAGAGCCTAAGGAAGAAGTAGAGGTCAAAACCCAAGAGGTTGAGTCTGAACCTAACGACCCGGAAGAGAAGTCTTTTAAGAAGCGTTATGGTGATCTACGTAGACACCTTTCTGAAAAAGAAAAAGAGTGGGAAGCAAAGTTTGAGGAGTTGAAGAACTCTGTGTCACCCAGTGCACGTATTTTGCCCCCTAAGTCTGATGAAGACATTGCAGCGTGGGCAAGTAAGTACCCTGATGTTGCCTCTATTGTTGAGACGATTGCAACTAAGAAAGCAGAAGAAAAGCTCTCTCAGTACAAAAACAAGTTTGATGAATACGAGAAGATGTCTGTTGAGGCTGTGCGGAACAAGGCTCTTGATGCCATCCGAGTGTCTCACCCTGACTTTGATGCTCTCCGTAAGTCTGACGAGTTCCACAATTGGGCAGAAGAACAACCTAAGTGGGTTCAGGATGCTCTCTATGAGAACGAAGAAGATGCCCGTGCAGTGATCCGTGTTCTTGACCTGTACAAAGTTGATAAGGGTCTTACCCCCTCGGCACTCAAGGCAAAGAGCAAAGAAGCTGCCTCTCTCATCCAAACCAAGACCAAAGCCAATGTGGACTTTGATAAGGACGGTGAGAAGATTTACGAATCCCGTGTTGCTAAGATGAACATGGATGAATACGCCAAGAACGAGAACAAGATCATGGAAGCTATCCGCAAGGGTAATTTTGTGTACGATCTCTCTGGCGGTGCAAGATAGTTCTTGACAAGTAAGGACTTCTTCATATAACTACCTCAAATAGCTGTGGCCTCTCAGTGACACCCATGGCTATTTGTTTTCCCTTAAAGCTTAACCATCAAGTAAGACTTACCTGACCAAGTACAGGCCCATATTCTTTGAACCATAACTGATCCTTATAGTTCATAGACGATGCACCCTAGAATCCCGTCAGCCTCTTATAGACATGTTTTGCTTCTAATCAAAGCCAAATATCATAGGAGGATTTTCTCATGGCTTTCCAAACTGCTGCTGGCTGGTCAAACCTGCCCAATGGAAATTTTTCTTCGGTCATCTACTCGAAGAAAGTTCAACTCGCTCTCCGTAAAGCAACTGTGGTTGGTGACATCACTAACTCGGATTACTTCGGTGAAATCTCGGCTCAGGGTGATACCGTCCGTATCATCAAAGAACCGGAAATCTCGGTCTCGGCCTATGCACGTGGTACCCAGATTCAAGCTCAAGACCTCGACGACGAAGACTTCTCGCTGGTTATCGACAAGGCCAACTATTTCGCCTTCAAAGTTGATGACATCGAAGAAGCTCACTCGCACGTCAACTTCATGGACCTTGCTACCAACCGTGCGGCTTACCGCTTGGCTGACCAGCATGACCAAGAAGTTCTGGGCTACCTCTCGGGCTACAAGCAGGCCGCTCTGCACACCAACGCTGGTACCGTGAATGACGTTGTGAATGGCACCAAAGCTATCACCACGGCTGGTTCGGACGAACTGCTGACTTCGATGAAGCTCTCGCGCCCCTCGTTTGGCAACATCACCACGGCTGGTAGCGTTGGGGACTCGATCCCGGTTGCTGCTCGTCTTCCGGGTGCTAGTGCCCTCCCGACCACTCACGTCTCGCCCGTCATGCTGATTAACCGCATGGGCCGTCTGCTCGACCAGCAGAACGTGGACAAGACTGGCCGTTGGTTGGTGATTGACCCCGTGATGATGGAAGTCCTGATGGACGAAGATTCGCGCTTCCTGAATGCAGATCAGGGCGAGTCGGGTGCTCTGCGTAACGGTCTGGTCCTGACGAACTGGAACGGCTTCCGCGTCTACGTGTCGAACAACCTGCCGCAGGTCGGTAGCGGTTCGTCCTTCGTTGGTAACTCCAGCGCACAGTCCACGAACTACGGTGTGATCGTTGCTGGTCATGACTCGGCTGTGGCTACTGCTGAGCAGATCAACAAGACCGAAACCTACCGTGACCCGGACTCGTTCGCTGACATCGTGCGTGGTATGCACCTGTACGGTCGTAAGATTCTGCGCCCGGAAGCTCTGACGGTTGCTCGTTACAACCTCGCCTAATATAGACCCTAGGGTATCCCTCTGTGGGGTACCCTTAACCGCCATAGGAAAGGACACTTAAATGGCTACTGTTACCACTCTCGCGGGCGGGTCTGTTGATGGCTTCACCGCTGGGCGTATGCCCTACTTCAAAGAAGTCTTGATTGACTTCGCTGCTGCTGCTACTGCTAAAGGCTCGGCTCTGGTTGCTACTGACGTGATCGAAGCTATCTCGGTTCCGGCCAATACCATGATCTTGAATGCTGGCTTCGAGATTATCACCGTTGCTGGTGGTGAGTCGAATGACAACACTCTGGACCTCGGCACTGGTGTGGATGCTGACGTTTTCGTTGACGGTTTCGACCTTGACGCTGCTGCTGCTGGTGCTTATGCTCAGAACGCTGCTGCCTTCCAGCCCCTCGTGGTTGGAGGTACTGCTGACACCATTGACCTGACGATTGTCACCGCTACGACTGCCCCGACCTCGGGTGTGGTTCGTGTGTTCGCAGTTCTGATGGACATTGATGCACGTAAGGTCGCTGCAGAAGTTGACCGCGACACTCTCGCCTAATTAAACATTAGGGTGTCCTCTAGGGGGCACCCTTAACTTTCGAGGGAAAAAGATGACCATCACTTCTGCTGTTTGTAATTCATTCAAAACCGAGGTGCTTGGTGGCATCCATGACCTTGATACAGATGTTATCAAGATTGCCCTGATTAAGGCTTCTGAGTCTGGTACCTATGGAGCTAGTACAACCAACTACAGCACCCTGACAGGTAACTCTGACGAGGCTTCTGGCACTAACTACACAGCAGGTGGAAACACCCTGTCTGGAGCAAGCATCTCCCTTAGCACCAACACAGCCATTGTAGACTTCAGTGACACTGCATGGTTGAGTGCTACGATCTCTGCTAACGGCGCTCTTATCTACAACTCTTCTAAGTCAAACAGAGCTATTGCAGTTCTCAGCTTCGGTGGCACTGTCACCTCGACGGCTGGTGACTTTACCATTCAATTCCCTGCTGCCGCTGCAGATACCGCGATTATTAGACTTGTGTAATGACTGTCGTATATGGCCCAGAGGATGCTATATATAACACTGGGCAGTATGGTTCTGCACGGTATGGTTCTGTAGGCCCTACCAAACAAGTTACAGGTGTATCAAGTAGTTTTTCTGTAGACTCCGTTCAAACCTTTGCAAAAGCCAACACTGTACTCACAAGCAACCTCCTGACTGCTTCTAGTGGGACACCCTCTCTTGCTGCAGATGCTAACACAACACTGTCTGGGGTAGGGATAAGTGTTCTCACAAGTGAAGTTACAGTCAGAAGCGTCAACAGAGTAGAAGTTACTGGTGTCTCCTCGACCTTCTCTATTGGGGAGCTTACAGCAGAGGGTGGTACTGGTGCATTCGTCACTCTAAGTAGCCTCCAAGCACTGCTGCAACTTGGTACCGTAACACCTGCACTTAAAGTTCCTGTAACTGGGTTGAGTCTGGTACAAAGCATTGGTTCTGTGACAACCACAGGCAAAGCCACTCAAGTCCTCCCCAGTCAAGTGCTGACTTCAAGTGCAGGTAATACAACAACGTGCAGTGTACATACCTAAGTCAAACGTAATACCTGAGGAAGCATAATGTCACGCACAATCTACATTCCTGCAGAGAGTAGGGTAATTGTAGTGCAGAGACAGGATACCTCAGACGAACGAACTGCAAGCGCAGTGGAAAGATTCTAGTAATGAGCTACCGTTGGCCAAACAAAGACCCTGATGAGACTCTGGACTACAGTATTGATTGGTCTAGGTTCCTCAGAAGCCCTGCTACCATCCAGTCTGTGCAGTGGTACATTGATGATGTAAGTGGCAACAAGGTGACCTTCAATCCTGTCACGGTCGTTAATGGGCTGCAGCCAGTCTCTGTGACAACCACTTCTTCCGTCTCTACTATCTATCTGGGACTGGGAGACAACAACAAAACCTACAAGCTCTACTGCCAAATGACAGACACTCAGGGTCGCACAGCAGAACGAACTGTCTCCATTTCTGTGAAGGATAGATAACTTGTCTTCGTACAATTTCCTTGGACTTGTGAATGACATTAACCGTAAGCTTAATGAAGTAGAGTTGACATCCAGCAACTTTGCTTCTGCTGGCGGATTCTATGCTGCTGCCAAAGATTCCATAAACTCTGCAATCAGGTACGTTGGTCAGAATCAGTTTGAGTGGCCCTTTAACCACGTAGAGCAAGAAGACATTCTGATCCCCGGCACAGTCCGTTATGCGTACCCAGAGGATGCAAAGACGATTGACTTTGACACCTTTAGGATTAAGCGTAACGACACTTTCAGCAATACTACCCAGAAGCTTCATATCATTTCTTACGAGGATTATCTGGAAAATTTTCTTGACGATGAATACAACACTGCAAACACTTCCATCAGGAGCCTTCCTCAGAGAGTGTTCAGAACGCCTGACCAGAAATTTGGGGTTCATCCTGCACCAAACTACGCATATGAGCTGGTGTACGAATACTACAGGCTGGCTGTTGACTTGGAGAATGCTACTGATGTTCCTGCCCTGCCTGAGCAGTTTCGTTCTGTAGTCATTGACGGGGCTATGTACTACGCATACACCTTCCGTGGCAACACTCAGGATGCTACACTGCACATGCAGAAGTTTGAGGATGGTATTAAAAATATGCGGTCCCTCTACATTAACCGTTACGACTACGTTCGTGACACTCGGGTGAACAACTACTACGCATCCAATACAAGGGTTAGCTGATGCCTACTACTTGGGAATCATTCCCCATTGAGATGCGTGGCGGGTTGATTACAAATATCTCCCCCTTGCAACAAGGTATTACTGCTCCGGGTTCTGCTCGGCGTCTTGTAAATTTTGAGCCTTCCATTGAGGGTGGTTACAGACGTATCCTTGGCTACAATAAATTTGATGAAGACTTTCTTCCCACTTATGGGGAGCCTCTTGTTCAGGGCAGCGGTCAGACTGGCACTACGCTGGTACTGGCAAACGTCTTTGAGGCACCCTCTGATGGCGAGACTTTTACCATTGCTGGTGTGACGGGTACTTACACTATTGCCACCAGTGGGGTCTCTTACAATAACTCTACCAATGTTCTGACGTTGACCCTGACCACTAGCTTGGCGTCTTCTCCCGCAGACAAGGCTTTGGTCACTTTCAGTAACAATAATGACCTTATTGAGGGTCTGGTTTACTTCCGTCAGAGAGCCTTGGCACAACGCAATGGCAACGTCTGGGAGTCTGATGGTACTGGTTGGGTCAGGGTAAACAAACCCTCTTACGGCACTGTCCTCGTGAATGGTGGTAGTCAGACTGGTTCTAGTCTTATTGTCGATGGGCTTACGGGTACTCCTCAGCAGGGTGACACCTTCAGCATTGCTGGCGTAGAAAAAGTCTATACAATTACTGCCGCAGTGACTGTGACTTCTGGTGGGGCTACCCTTACTATCTCCCCCAGCCTTGCAAGCTCCCCTGCAGACAATGCCGCAATTACCTTCCGTGGTAGTGACAGGTCTCTGGGAAGTAAGCTCAGGTTTGTCAGATACAACTTCACTGGCACCTCCACCGTCATGGCTGTTGACAATGCTAACTACCCCTTCAAGTATAATGGTAGTACCTTTACAGTCTTGTCTGGTGGTCCTTCTGATATCCTTGGTGCAGAGCATGTGGCAGAGTTTAAGAACCACATCTTCTTTGCTAAAGGTAACTCTCTGACCTTTACTTCCCCCTACTCTGATACAGACTTTTCCCCTGCTAATGGCTCTGGTCTGATTACGGTACCCCACAGCATTACTGGTCTGATTGTTTTCCGTGAACAGCTAATCATCTTTAGCACTAACGCAATCCACAGGCTCACTGGTAACACTGTTGCAGACTTCCAACTCCAACCCATCTCTCTGGACATTGGCTGTATTCGTGCTGATACCATTCAGGAAGTGGGTGGTGATATCGCTTTTCTTGGACCTGACGGGATCAGACTCCTGAGTGCAACTGACCGTATTGGTGACTTTGGCCTTGCTGTTGCTTCGAGACCAATCCAATCGGAAGTAAAAGCTCTTGTCTCTGGAAATACCTCCTTTACTTCTTGTGTGATTCGTGGTAAAAATCAGTACAGAATGTTTGGGTATGCAGCAAGTAAGAATCCAGAAACTTCGGGTGGGGTTCTTGCTACTCAGTTTGCAGACCAGACTGCTCAGGGTATGGCTTGGGCTGAAGTAAATGGTATTCTGGCGTATGTCTCTGACAGCATTTACTCCGCACTTGATGCCAGAGAGGTTATACTGTTTGCCAACAGGGACGGGTATGTTTATCGGATGGAGTCAAGTAACGGCTTTGATGGGGCAAGTATCCCTGCAAGCTACTTCACACCGCACTTCCCGGTGACTGATCCGAGAGTAAGAAAGACCTTCTACAAGCTCAGCACATATGTTGACCCTGAGGGTGCTATCTCTGGAACGGTCTCACCTAAACTAGACTTTGACCAACAGGACGCTATTCAACCAGAACCTCTCAGTTTAAGCAACCAAGCGGACAGTGTGTTCTTTTATGGCTCAGCCACTTATGGTAGTTCTAGTTACGGTGGAAAACTTAAGTATCTTTTTACTTCTCAGATGATTGGTTCAGGTTTTACCATTAGTCTTCAGTACAGTTTTGAAAGTACAGACCCACCCTTCTCATTGGATGCAATCATCATTGAGTATCTCAACAACGACAGGCAGTAAGACATGACAGGCTATACCCGTAACGACACCACCAACAACATCGCAAACGGCAACGTAATTAACGCCAGCGACCTTGACGGTGAATTTGACGCCATCCAGACTGCCTTCGATGTAAGCACAGGACATGCCCATGACGGTACTGTTGGTGAGGGTGCACCCATTGAAGTTCTTGGACCTTCTCAGGATGTGGTTGTTACTGCTACGGTAATCCGTCCTAAGACTGACAACACTGTTGACCTTGGCTCTTCCTCCCTAGAGTTTAAAGACCTTTATATTGATGGTACCGCAAACATTGACTCTCTTGTCGCTGATACTGCTGATATTAACGGCGGAACGATTGACAACGCTACCATTGCGACCTCTAATATTACCGTTGGTTCCGGCAAGACACTGGATGTCTCTGCAGGTACACTGACTCTGGCTGACAATCAGATTTCTGGTGACAAGGTTGAGGGCGGTACGATTAATGCTGTCACTATCAATACCCTTGGTTCTACCACTGGTAACATCACGACCGTGAACGCCACGACCGTTGACACGACCAACATCGAAGTCACCAACATCAAGGCCAAGGACGGCACCTCGGCTGGCTCCATTGCGGACAGCACGGGCGTTGTTACGCTGGCTTCGTCTGTGTTGACCACCACGGACATCAACGGCGGTACCATCGACGGGGCTGTTATCGGTGGGTCTTCTGCGGCTGCCGGGACGTTCACCACGGTGACTGCTTCGGGCGACCTGACCATTGCCGACAAGATCGTGCATTCGGGTGACACCAACACCGCCATTCGCTTCCCTGCCGCTGATACGGTGACGGTGGAGACGAGTGGGGCTGAGCGGTTGCGGGTTACGTCTGCGGGCTTGGTCGGGATCGGAACTGCGTCTCCCGGTGCGATCCTTGAACTCAACGCTGGCACGAACTCAGACATTCGTGTGAACACCAGCGCCTCTGGCTACTTGCAGCTTGGGCAGTTTTCCAACGGCGCTTTCATCGGCACGTCCAGCACAGACGCAACCGCAGGCATCCTTCGTTTTGGTACTGGCGGAACAACGAGAGCCACCATCGACTCATCAGGCAACGTGGGGTTTGGCTTGACCTCTCCCAGCTATAAAGTCCATGCTTCTGGTTATCTTGCTTCAACCGCCCAAGGCACAACCTCGCTCTTTGGGTCCGACAGCACCGGGACATTTGTAGGAAACACCTCGGCTACGGCACCTGTCTATTTTTGGACAAACGGTGCAGAACGCGCCCGCATCGACAGCAGCGGGAACCTGCTGGTTGCAACAACGGCACCTGATCCTATTTCCAGCAATGTTGGAGGCATTTCTTTAGGCTCGGATAATATTGTTCGCGCTATGTGTTCTGGTGGGCCAGCCGGGGTTTTTGGGCGCAAGACCAACACTGGAGACATTGTTAGGTTCTACTACAACGGACCAACTCAAATCGGCTCCATTAGCACTGACGGCACATCCACCGCCTACAACACCACCTCCGACTACCGCCTGAAAGAGAACGTCCATCCCATGCAGGATGCTCTGGCGGTTGTTGCCCAGTTGAACCCTGTGACCTACACATGGAAGGCTGACGGCTCGGACGGCCAAGGCTTCATCGCGCATGAACTGCAAGCTGTCGTGCCTGATTGCGTGACGGGCGAGAAGGACGCTGTAGATGCCGAGGGCAACCCGCAGTATCAGGGCGTAGACACCTCGTTCTTGGTCGCCACGCTGGTGAAAGCCGTTCAGGAACTCAAGGCCGAGGTGGACAGCCTCCGCGCACAACTTAACCCCTAACCCCGAAAGGAGGATCACGATGGGAGAGAGAAAAGCAAAACCCATTGATGCTGAAACCGTAAGGCGCTTCTTTGACTACGAAGATGGAGTGCTTACGTGGAAGGTAAAAAAGGGACGCGCCAACATTGGCGATACCGCGTGGGTCAGCTCTCACGGGTATAAAATGCTCACGTTTAACCGAGAGCAATACCAAGAACACCGTCTGATTTGGGCTTGGCATTACGGGGACGTTCCTGATTGCCTTGACCACATTGACGGCGACTTCACAAACAACCGTGTGGAAAACCTCCGGCCCGCGACGCACCAGCAGAACATGTGTAACCGCAAAACACCCTCGCACAATAAAACAGGGGTAAAAGGCGTTTACATGGCTCGGGGGAAGTTTAGGGGCTTCGTTGCTGTTGGTGGGGATAAGCGATCATTTGGGCCGTTTAACTCTCTAGAAGAAGCCGCCGCGTGTGTCGCAGCCGCAAGGGCCAACATGCACAAGGAGTTTGCAAATCATGGCTAAACCAAACGTCATCACGATCAACGAAGTAGACTACACCGAGGACCAACTGACGGACGAGCAGAAGATGCTCATCAATCACGTTGCTGATCTGGACCGCAAGATCGGTTCGACACGGTTCAACCTTGACCAGCTTCAGGTTGGCCGTGATGCCTTCGTCAACATGCTCACCGCCTCGCTGGCACAAGGAGAAACCGAATGACCGCGACTATTACTTGGAAGATTTCCCAACTCGACCGCAATGCCGCTGATGGTGGTGTGACGGTTGCTCACTGGACCGTGACTGCCGTTGACGGGGAACACAGCGCCTCCGCATACAGCACCGCAGGCTTCACTCCTGACGCCACCGCAGCGGGCTTCAAGCCCTACGACACCCTTACCGAAGCCGACGTTCTGGCATGGGTCTGGGGTTCCGTGGACAAGGACGCCGCAGAGGCCAGCCTGTTGCAGCAGATCGAAGCCCAGAAGGCACCTGTCACCCTGACCGGGATGCCGTGGTAAAATAATAAGGCTGAGGGAGCAAGCCATGGAAGTCTTAAACACCATCATGCAGTGGATTGTAGCTCCTGTTGCTGGCTTTGTATTCTTGATCTATCGAACTCAACAGGATCATGCTACAAAGCTGGCAGTGCTTTCTGCTGTACATGATGCTAACAAAGAGGCTTACGACAGGGAGTTCAAAGAGATGCGAGAGAACTTCAAGACTGTTATGACCAAGTTGGATAACATTGAACAGGCGTTGCGGAAATGAGACTCGTACTTATTCTCTTGGTCGCTGGCTGTGGCCCTGTTACTGTCTCCTCCGTGGCCTATACAACAGCCTGCCCGAAAGGTGATACTCAGTGCGAGATACGACAGAACTCAGAGACACTCTACTACATGGGCAAGACGGAAGCAGCAGACGCACTCCTTTGCTCTGGAGATACACGAGATGTTATGGGGGCGCTCTGCTCTCTCTACTGATCCTTTCTTCACCTATTTCTGCTCAAGTAACAGGTGATTTGAATACTAACTCCGGTAATACCAATTCGACTATTGATAGCGGTAACATTTCTACCAGTGAGACTAAAAACTACAACGGTTCTGGGTCAGCACCCTTTAGCACCCCAGTACCAACTGCCGCAGCACCTACGGTTATGGGTGGTGGTGGAAACGACTCCTGCTTGATCCCCTACCAGCAAGCCTTCCAGATAAGTATTCTTGGTCGCTCTGAGGGGAAGATGGAACAAGACGCCCAGTGCAACAGGAGGAAAGATGCCAGACTACTTGGCACACCTCAGGAGCAGGGTGGTCTCGGATTGCAAGTCAGTGGTATTTCTTTGATGTGCGATAACCCTCAAGTCTTTAGGGCAATGGCACTAGCATCTACTCCCTGTCCTATCTACTCTATTGAGACAGGAAAACTTTTAGTTGGTCGGGAGGGTTATATTGCCATGAGAGAAAACCCTCACGTGTATATTGTTGGATACTCTCTAGACCGTTCCTTCTGGAACACTTTCTTAAAAATAGGTCAGGAACTACCAGATGTCACTATTCAAGAAAACAACGGCCCTACTCTTTCTGAGCGTTTCCGCCGCACAAGCAGACCCAACAGTAACGGGTCTGAACCAGTCAGCACAAACAATCCTTAACCAAATCTCGGCTGCTCAGAACCTGACCACTGGTGCTGTCTACAGTGCAGGGAACGGAGATATTATTGCTCCCGGTGTTATGCAGAGTGCAGCCATCACTGAACAAATGCGGTTGGACTACAACGGGGACATTCAAGCAGTCCTCGACGCAACATACTACAATGCTCAAATGTTGTTTGAAGATCAACACGAACAGGCAATGGTCAATCTGGATTTGGCAGTAGACAACCTCGTCTCTGCTACCGCTGTCCTGATGGAAGTTCAGGCTGTTGCCAACATGGCTGCTAATGCAGATACCGTGAATGAGCAGATTGCATTCCAAACGATCCTGACCAACAACGACATGAGCATCAGTGCTGGTGACGTGAGCAACTACAACAACGCCCTTGGTGCTGTTCAGACCTACGCTCGTGATGCTGGTGCCTTCTTGGCAGCTTCTCGTAACACGACCATGACTGCCTCTGTGGACAACCTTGCAGCCACGACAAGCACAAGCCTCTATGGTGCCAATGTGGCCTACTCTGCTACGGCTGACATCATGAATGTGAGTGCAGGTCAAGTGTTCGGTATTGGTCTGCAGGGCCTTCTGGGCAACAATGTGGTGACGCTGGAAGAGGTCTACGCAGCAGGCTATGGGTCGTGAGCGAAGAAGCTGAAAGCAATGGCCTGAGGATTGCAGGCTTTGACGTGAAAGGGTGGTGGTTAGCTGCTGCCCTTCCAGTCCTCTCTGGTGTCAGTGGTACGATCTACTACTCGTATGATGTCGTCAATCGTTTCTGGGGTGTAGAGGAAAGCGTTGCTGAAGTCCTAGATGTGGTCAGCCGGGTACAAACCCTAGAGCAAGCCATTCAGGACAATGACGTAAGAGGTCTTGCCCCAAAGCTGTCCGCTATTTCCACTCAAATGGGAACGATCCTCGAACAGCAAAAAGAGCTTATGAACCTGAGGTCTATGGTTGAAAAGTCGGACAGTGTGACTTCTAATCTGCAAGGCAAACTAGAGAAGTATGACGCAGAGATTGAAGACCTGTGGAAAGCTATGGACGATTTAGCAAGGAACCCAATACAATGAAAACAGAGTACCTAGTCTGGAGTGGCTTTATCACCCTCATGGTTACTGTCTTCTATCTTTCTGGAGATGGTTTTTACAGATACCCGTGCCAAGACCCTGAGAATTGGTCAGCACCAGAATGCACTCCCCCTATTTGCCTTCGCACCAGAATGTGTGCAACAGACCTAACAGGAGCCTCAGAATGAGCAAGAACAACCCTGATTTTATGGAAGCCAAGCTACGCTATTTTATTGGTGTGGCACTGGTTATGATCCTCGGTGGCATCATCTTCGCAGTGCTTTATAGCTTGGTTTTTGTAACTCAGCCTTTGGGTGAAAGCTCAGAGATGGACAGAAAATTCTTTGAAGTACTGACCCCCATTGCCTCATTTATTGTAGGTGCTCTGGGTGGCGTAATGGCCGCAGGAAACAATCGCAGCAAGGGTGGTGATGAGACCCCGCCCACACAGGAGTACACCGAATGATCGGTATGAAATTAGTTGGAATGCTCATTGGTCGTAAGGCTAAAGAGAAAGTAGCTGACGTTGTGTTGGACAAGGTAGACTTGCCTGACCCAGTTGAGAATGTCATCAAGGCTGCTATTACTGGTAACCCGACAGACTTGCTTGGTAACATGGGCAAAGACATGGCTAAAGAGGCTGTGTTGGATGCTCTCACAAGCAAGGCACCTGCTAAGAGGGTAAGGAAGAAGTGAAGTGGGTTGTCGCACTACTTCTCTCAGTAAGCCCTGCACTGGCAACACCATATGAGATCACTAGGGTCATTGATGGTGATACCGTAGAGATCGCGGTGGACTTCTTGCCCAAACCCCTTCCGCCCAAGCTGTCAATCAGGGTGTTGGGGGTTGATACCCCAGAGAAAGCACCTCGCGCTCAGTGTGAAGCCGAAGCAGAAAAGGCTAAGTTGGCCAGTGCCTTCACGAAGAAAGCTGTGGCTGAGGCCAAAGAGGTTGATATCGTGATCGTCAAATGGGACAAGTATGGTGGTCGTGTACTGGGTGACGTGTTTCTTGACCAAAAAAGCCTAGCAGAAATGTTGATTGCCGCTGAGTTTGCTCGACCCTACAAGGGTGATGCTAAGACCTCGTGGTGTGAATAAGGAGATAGAGAATGAGCTTACTGACTGAGGCCCAACTGGCCGCAATGATTCCCACCAATAAAGAAGTTGGTGAATGGTGTGTCGCCCTCAACGAGATGCTGCCTAAGTATGGTATCACGACAGACAAAAGAATTGCCAGCTTTATTAGCCAGTGCGCCCACGAGAGCATGGACTTCCGGGTGCTTGAAGAGAACCTCAACTACAAAGAAGCTACGCTCCTGAGGGTCTTCCCACGCTACTTTGGTCCGGGTAAAGAGAATGCTGCAGAATATGCTGGCAAGCCCGAGAAGATCGCCAACTACGTTTACATGGATAAAAACCGTTCTAAGGCTGGTGCTTTGGGCAATACCCAAGAAGGGGATGGATTTTTATTCAGAGGAAAAGGTCTGAAACAAGTTACTGGCCGTGCAAATACGACTGCTTTTGGTAAGACTGTTGGCATGACTGCTGAAGAAGCTGCTAAATACCTCATGACCAAGAAGGGTGCTCTGGAGAGTGCTCTGTGGTTCTGGGGTAGCCGTAACCTGAACGAGGTAGCAGACACAGGTGATATCGTGAAGTTGACCAAGATCATCAATGGTGGTGACATTGGTTTGGCTGACCGTCAGGCTCGTTACGCTAAAGCTATGGCTGCTCTTGGTGGTAAGATCACGGCCCCTGCACCTTCTGCTTCTGCCCCTTCTTCTTCTTCTTCGGCATCTGGTGGTACTCTCAAGCGGGGTTCCAAGGGTGATGATGTAAAGAAGATGCAGGCTAAGCTGGGTCTCACTGCTGACGGGGATTTTGGTCCGGGAACTGAAGCTGCTCTAAAGAAGTGGCAGACTGCAAACGGTTTGACCGCTGATGGTGTGGCTGGGCCTAAGACTCTGGCTAAGCTGCTTGGATAAATAGTACTTGTAAAACTGCGTAGTTTGTACTAATATAGATGAAGAAACTGGAGAGCCTCTGTGGATTTCGACAACAATCAAAAATATAGCCTACTCTCTAAGATGGGTTACACTGGTCCCGCAGAAGGTCCAGCCATGGAGGCTTTCATTCAATCAAGTCCGGGTGTGGCTGCTCGTATGGGTAAGCTAACTCGTGCTGTTCAGAAGATCAGAGGGACTCCTTCTGGTATGGCTGAGGGAGGCGCAGCAACCAAGAGTGCAGGAACTCAACTGGCCGAAGTGCTAGTACAAGCCCCAGACAAGCTGACCACAGAGGCTGAAGTTAAAAAAGTAGCTGCTACTCCTGACACCCTGATTACCGAAGGTACAGGACAGATAACTGACAAAGTAACTGCGACCACAGGTAGTATGACCAACGCTGCACAGGTTGCTGCACCCACTGCTATTGCTCCTCAGGAAGTTACTGCTGTCACTTCTGCAGACAAGGTAGCTGAGTCTACTGCTGGCATCAAACCTGTTCAGGGTACCATCAAAGAGGGTTCTACTGTCGTAGCAGAACAACAGACAGAAAGCTCTATTGCTGACATGGAAGCTGCTCAGGGTACTGGTATCCTGATGACTAACCCTGTGCAGCGGGAGGTCGAGGCTGGAGAAATGGTCTCTGGCACTGCTGTTGATGCCACTAAAATAGATAAGATGATGTCTCAGTTGCAGGCTGCTGAGGCTACTCCTACAGTTCAAGCGACAGTGCAGGGCCAGCTTGAGGGTCTCATGACACAGTTCGAAGGTGGTAAGACACCTGCTTGGGCTGCTGGTGCTATGCGTAGTGCTCAGGCTACTCTGGCTCAAAGAGGCCTTGGTGCTTCCTCAATGGCTGGTCAGGCTATCATTCAGGCTGCTATGGAGGCTGCACTTCCTATTGCTCAAGTTGATGCTGAGACTCGTGCGGCTTTCGAACGTGATAACCTATCCAACAGACAACAGGTTGCTATCCTTGCCGCACAACAGAGAGCAGCCTTCTTGGAGCAAGAGTTCGATCAGACTTTCAAAACTCGTGTAGAGAACGCAGCTAAAATCTCTGATATTGCTAACCTGAACTTTACTGCTGCCCAGACGATTGCTCTGGAAAACAGCCGTATTGCCAACACAATAAATATTGCAAATCTAGATAACAAGCAGGCAATGGTTTTGGCTAAGGCATCTGCTATGGCTAACCTTGATATTGCTAACCTGAATAACCGTCAACAAACTGCTGTTCAGAACGCACAGAACTTTTTGCAGATGGACTTAACTAACTTAAACAATGCACAGCAGGTAGAGATATTTCGTGCTGAGTCTAACGTACAAGCTATCCTCACTGACACTGCTCAGACCAATGCTGCCATTCAGTTTAATGCTGCCAGTAAAAATCAAGCAGATCAATTCTTTGCTGATCTCTCTGCTCGTGCTCTTCAGTTTAATGCTGACCAAAAGAATGCAATGGACCAGTTCAACGTAGGTGAGGCCAATGCTACTGAGCGTTTTAATGCACAGCTTGAGACTGAGCGCAAGAAGTTCAACTCAACCAATGCTCTTGTTGTTGCTCAAGCCAACGCCAAGTGGAGGCAGGATATCAACCTAGCTGACACTGCTGCACAGAACGAAGCCAATCTGGAAAAGGCAAAGACTATGAATGCCTTGACCGCAAAGGCTATGGACGAGATTTGGCAGAGAGAAAGAGACACTCTGGCATACACCTTTACTGCACTAGAGTCTGACGAGGACCGTGCTCTTGAACTGCTGCTTCAAGACAAAAAGGTTGATATGGAAAAGTGGTCTGTTCGTCAGGCAGAAAAGACTGCAAAGTATAGTGCTATCCGCAAAATTATTCTGGGTTGGTAGAAATGAAATACGCTAGAAATTACCTCAATGCTTCCTCGCTTGCAGATCGTATTAAAGAGTCTGTGACTCAGGGCAGTACCGCTAAGGCTGCTGGTGGTCTTGCTGCAAGAGAGGGTAGACGACAGGAACGGGAGCAGCAAGACGTGGATTTTGAAGTTATCCGTGCAAAGTATATGAACGACATCAAAAATATGTTTGAAGAGTCCATGCCGTCTCAGGAACAGAGTACCTCAGAAATTGAGAACTATCTTGCTTTCAAGGATGGTTCCCCCATGGCCAAGAGAAACCCTGAGTACTGGAAGACTGAGCCTTTGCTTGCTCCCATTACTGCTGCTGAGACTGATGAGAACGTGAGAGCCATTCTTGAAACCATTAAGGCAAAAGAGTCTAGTGGTAATTACACTGTACAGAACCCCACTCCGGGACAGTCTGCTTCGGGGGCATATGGGTATACTGATGGTACGTGGCGGGCAATGACTGAAAAGTACGGTATTGGTACTGAGTACAAGTCTGCAAAGGACGCACCACCTGAGGTTCAGGACATGGTCGCCGCCACTAACGTCAGAGAAATTTTGCTTGCAAACGATAATGATGTTACCAAAGTTCCCGTTGTGTGGTACACTGGTAATGCTCAAGGTAAGATCAGCCAGAAGGCACTAGATGTCAACAATGGCCTTACCCCCGCAGAGTACCAGAATGACTGGATGAGAAGATACAATAAGATGCTCGGAGGCTGACATGCAAGCACTCAACGGACCTATTCCCGGTCAATCCCTGACCACGACACCAAAAAACTTCCCTTGGGAAAGACCCCCAGAGATTGTTGATCCCGAAGAAGCAATCCAGATGCACATCACTCGCCTGTCTGATCCAGAGATGCTTGAAGATGTTCTGGACACTCTTGAGTTTGAAGAAGTTGATATCCAAACCCTTGTCGTAGGGATCATGCGTGGTGCTGTGGCAAACGGTATCCACTCTATCGACGTTGGTATGATGGTTGCCCCTGTTGTCCACGAGTTCATCAAACAGGCTGCTAAGGCTTCTGGCATTGATGCTGAGGATGGTTTTGAGGACAAGAAGGCTAAAAAGGAAAAAGAACAGTACCGTATTGATAGTCGTGCCAAGAAGTTGTTGAAGGAAATGGGTGCCAAGCCCAAAGAAGTTGTCAAAGAGATTGAGATGGAAGAAGAGTCACCTGAAGAGGAGGCTCCTGTAGCACCTAAGGGTCTCATGGCTCGGGGGAATATGTAATGGGTTTCTGGCAAGCACTGGACGCAGGACTGACTGCACGTATTGAAGAGAAGACTCGTAAAGAAGAGCGTCAGCAAGAGATCGACCTACGCACTGCTGAGCGTGAAGAGCAACGTAAGTATGAGCGTGAACTCTTCATGGAGCAAGTTAAGCAGGATCGAATCACAGCCGCCCTCACCACAAGACAAAAAACTTATCAAGAAACTGCCACTGCGGAACGTGAGGCTGCTGCAGATGCTGCTGCTTTCTTGTCGCGTCTCGAAGGGGTTGATGACCCTCGTGTTGCAGCCTTGGCAAACTCTCCTCTTGTTGCTGCAAACTTGGAAAGAGAACTTAGAAAGATTGAGATCACTGCAGCAAGCTCTGGCCTCAGAAACATGCCACTCCTTCGTGGTGAGGCTCTCCTTGAACTGACTACCGTAAGTCTCCCTGAGGGTGGTGTCGCTCCCGTTGAGTTGCCCAGCATCGAAGACATTCTTGGTCGTGATCTTGGGGATGAAGAAGCCTACTTTACCACCATGCAGGAGGTCAGCCAGACGCCCCGCACTGGTACTGCAACGCTTGACCCCACAGCATACTACATACCTGATCCCAAAGTTCTTGAAGAGGGCCGTAAGGTGTTCGATCAGGCAGTGCTTCGTTTGGCAACCTCGGCAATGACCGCAGCCAATGAGCAGGGTGATGCAGGTCTGTCAGCAGACATCAAGGCAAAGATTGACGAGTACGGTAAAGAAGGCAGTTCAGCTCGGTTTGCTTTGATGGATGAGTATGGTCAACAAGCCTTTGCTGCTCTTGCACAAATGGATAACCCTTACATTCAAGACATTCAGAGAGACCCTATGCTGTCCTCTTACGTTATTGTCAGCATTACTAGCGATGAAGAGTATAATGCACTGCCGTCTGGGACCATGTTTATTGATCCTAATGGTGTGACCCGGAGGAAACCTTAATGGGTTGGAGTGATGCCCCCGAAGTACAGCCAAGAGTAGTGCAACCAAGAGCGGCTTGGGAGAATGCACCTGCCGTTCCTGTGCAAACAACTGTCGTGCCAGAAGCTCCGCAACCAGAAGAGATGCCCGTAACAGATTACTCTCAGATGAATTACTCTGAGAATGACCTGTTGCAGGATGACTTCTTCAAGCCTATCCAAGAGTACATGGTGGACCGCTTTGGTACTCACATGCAGGACTTGGACAAGGAAGAGGTTGTAGAGAAGTTTACCAACAACATGCGTGGTTTTGCTGGTGGTAACTCTGTCCGTGCAATCAATGAGATCACTTACCTGAATGAAGTGGGTGAGGATGAGGAACGTCTTGCTAAGGCTGGCAGGGCGTATGAAATCTTTGAGGGTCTTCAAAGTCTGTCTGGTGACACTGGATGGGGCGAGAAGGCTGAAATCCTCTTTGACTATACCCGTTCTGCTGTTCTTGACCCTGTCAACGTCCTTGGACTTGGTATCGGTAAAACTGCAACTGGTGTAGGTTTCAAGGCTGGTTCTCAGGTAACTCTGATTGCTGCTAAACAGGCTTACAAGAAACAACTTGCCAAAGGTGCGACGACAGAGGCTGCTCAGAAGGTGGCTGAACGTGTTCTCCGCAAGCAGACTGCACGTGTTGTTACTGAGACGAACAAGCAGATTGCCACACGTCAGGCTGCAGAGAAAGCGGCAACAACCTACCTGCAGCGCATGACCACCCCTACTGCACTCAAAGAGGCTGCTATTGTTGGTGGCTTCGAGGCTGCTGTGTCTGCTGGTACTGACTACCTGTATCAAGATGCGATGCTTCGTACTAAAGTTCAGGATGAGTACAACACATTCCAGACTGGTCTCTCTGCTGTTGTTGGTCTGGTTGCAGGTGGGCTGTCTGGTTCTCTCAGCAACGTAGGGACTAGTGCATCTGGGGTACTTCCTCCTGCGCCCCTGAATACATCTACCAAGGGTTCTAAGTCAGTCAGCAAAGTAGTCAATCAGACTGCTACTACTGCCGCATCACCTGCTGGTGGTCCTGCTGTTCCTACTGGGAACTGGCTCAAGGATATTGCCAAG